TAGGATCATAACCTGCAGCAATAGCACATTCAGAATCAGTCTTTCGACCTTCTTCTGTTACAATTAGATTAGCAAATTTAATTTGTTTCTCTGTAAGTCTTTTTGGAACTCCCATGCTTGCAATATAAATTTTTTTTGGTATATGTTCAAGTGATGGTATCAGGAAAGCTATTAAGACAGGCCCTAGACAAGTTTATGAAATCGCCAGTAGCACAGGAGGCAAGAGTACAAGTGTGTTTACCAGACGGAAAATACTACGACATCAAGGACATTAAATTAATGGAAAACAAAATACTTGGTGTACGTGAGACTCACAGATTGGTCATGACTTTGTATTCTTCGAAGTGGAATATGGGTGAAGTAATCAAAAAAATTGATTAGCCAGAAAGCGACTCACTTAGCCTAAAAAATGATTAAGGGAGAGACTAAATTTTGGCATGAAATTAAAGCGTTCAACATTAAAAATAATTGCGAATTATCATTTACACGCGTGGAAAATAGTGCTGCACATGGGACTCCTGATCTATTGGTTTATAATACTTCTGGTCACTTTTTCACTATAGAGTTAAAGCTAAATTTGGCTAAAAAAATTCGCTTCTCTCCGCACCAAATTGGCTTCCATATCAAACACCCACACAACAGTTTCATCATGGCCAAGGGCCTCTGTCAGACAGACATAAAACTTTATGAAGGGTCCAAGATCCGTGATCTTGTAGCCGGTTCTGCCGAACCGTGTGCCACGGGCAGTTTAGCGTCCTACATATTATAGGACTAAAGTCAACGGACAAAGTGTCGCGGCCCCAGAGAAGAGCTTGTGGGCGGGACCCACCCTTTTTATTTTTTGTTTCACGTGAAACATGAGCCTGTGACCTGTGGCCTGTGGCCTCGGCTTGCGGACTATGGTGCGTGCTTGTGGGCGGGACCCACCCTTATTTTTTATTTTTTCAGTGTTCCCAATAATACCAGCTTTTACAATTGGGACAACGAACTTGACAACAGACTTCTTCTTCCGTTCCTTCCTTAACTCTTTTTTTAATTTTATCATTGCATTCAATTAGAGGTACACCTCCAACTTCAATTACGTCATCGTGTTCAGCGTATTCCCTCGCTTGATGCTTGCAATCGTTACATTCCATTAATTCTTCAGTTTTCATGATTCGCCAACCCGAACTTTTAAGCAGGTGCCTTACTTCATCATAGGTAGGACTTGAACTTATTTTAATAATTTTTTTCATGTTTTCCTTCTTTCATGTTGCTTGAGGGCTGGTGGAATACTACCAGCCCTCTTGTTCCTTGTTAGGAATTTTTCACACTTGCGGACGTAGGCCTTAGACAGTAGCCTGTGATCGCAAATAAAATAGTTTAATAGATTGTTATGTTTAGATTTAATGCTTGCCATAACTAATATTCTTAATTTTTGGGTTCCAGCATTTTCTACAATCTAAACATTTGCCGCCTTGCTTAGGTGCTGGACAGCTAGGTTTTTTTGTAACTACCGTTGAAGTGTTCGGCCAGCTTTTAATACCGGCTTGATTGATCATCGAAGATGATAGTCTAATCACCAGGTTCGCGGGCTTGTCCTTCAGGTATGGTTTTATCCATGCTTCTTTAGTCGGCATCCAGTGACGCTTAGTCGGCGTCTGTCGGCATACTTCAAAAATTTTTCGAAGGTGTTCCAGGTCTTGAACATCGCCTGAGTCATGCCAACGGAAAACATCCGATTTTTTTGAATTGATCAGGGTCACCATCGCGAAGACCCAAAGCTTTTTCTTTAAGGCCTTCAGCCTTCTATACTGAGCATCTTGAACAACCTTGAAAACATAACAACCTTTTAAGGCGTAGCAAGTACTACAAACTGAGTCCGGTATTAATCGCAATTTGGAACCGGTGTTACATTCAGCCGCTGGAATTCCAATTGACCATCCTGGCATCTTGCCGGGCTTGCTAAGGCCGCCGACCAGGTCCCACGCTTTTTTAGTATTCATTTTGTATTCCTTTTTTTTCTTCTCTTTCATATTCTTGACAGATTTTTTTATATTCATCTGTCTTTTTATAATTTTCAATTTGTTTATTAAGTTCTTTTAAAAACAACTCTAAACTTTTTAAATAATTATTTTTCATATATTCCTTTCTTTTCCTTCATATAGGATATTGTGGCATAAGATGCAAGGCCAGCAGCTCAAAATAAATAAAATTTTTTTCTTGACATATCCTATAAATTCCTATATAATATTCCGCCGCAGAGAAGAGCGTGTGGGCGGGACCCACCCTTTGAGCTTGCAGCCTGTGGTTAGTGCTTGTGGGCGGGACCCACCCTAAAAAATAAAAACTTAAAAAAAGGCTTAGCCTGTTGCCTCGAGTACCTACCCATTCCTCGACATTTTAACGGTAGAATTAACAACAGGTTCCATGCCCGAGCGCGTTGCTCGATCGATTGTGCCGATCCCAAGCCACTGCCCTACGAACGGCCGATTTCAAGCAGTGGCCAGGGATCGGTAGCTGGTCGCCGTTAGGCATGTTATCTCACCAGCCACCAAGTTGGGCCAAAAATCCGATCAGTGGAACAAGACCCGTTAGGGGGCTAGCCATAACAATCTCACTGATCCGTGAACCCTCTTCGTTACTTTGGTATCCAAGGGTTCGCGGATCAGCAGGGGCGATTGCTCGCCCCTAGCCTAAGCTTAAGCTGGTAAGTTAACCGATCTTAACTTACCGAAGTCTTTGGGTAGCATGTCTAAAAAAACAAAGCTACCATTTTCCAACCCAACCTGGCAACGAACTTCTGCGCCATCATTGTGCGGGATCGATAAAACGATTGGATACAATTTCATTGCATCAAAGTCCCAGACTTTTATGTCCGATCCTCTGTTCAACTTTAATCGTCTAGCTTTAGTAACAAGCTTTTCGAAAGTTGACCAATCCATGAATTTAAATTTATTCATAATTACACTATATAGGTTATTCTAGGATAATCAAGCACTAATGTGTCCATTTTGGGTTTTATCAGAGGAGAGCATGTGGGCGGGGCCCACCCATATAAAAAAATAAATTTTTTTGGTACAAATCACGAAAAAAATCACATAGTAATATGAGGCCTATTATTATTTTTCTACGTTGTTAATAATAGGTCTCGGAAAGGGGTTGACATAATATCCTATATAAACTATAAGAATATTTATAACTAACTAATGAAAGGAATACAGTTATGCAACCATTAAGAAAAGACCACGTTGACCATTACAAAGACTTTGTCAGAGATGAGTTTAGTCTTGCGTCAAATAGAGTAGAGCGTGAAATATCACAACAGGCTCAAGATAAAGTTGAGGAAGTTGGAGATAAATTCGCGACTGTAATAAATAAGAACTTGCCTAGTCTAATTAAAGACATGGCAAAAAAAGAAAAAGCTTTAAGAGATTTTCAAAGCAAGAAATTATCTATGGAACATGATCTTAGAGTTGAAGCGCAAAAAATCGCGGATCAGATAACCGAGATTTTTAATAATGTTAAAAAGCGTAATAGGTGGGATATGCAAAATATCAACGTTAATATTAATGATGATAACGACGCTGTTGATTACATACATAAGAAAATTAAAAAAGCTTGTTATGAAGAGGCAGAAGTCCACGCTAGAGCGCAACATAAATTATATCATGCACTAGAAAATAAAAAGAAAAAGTGTTTGAATATACTTTATACAGGCAGTCACATTCAACCAACATTGGTTGAGTTGCAAAAAGAAATGGCAACAGCTAACATTCAATTAGATTTACCTAATTCACTGTTAGCTTTACCGAGTAAATAATATGTTTGAAATATTATTATATTCTGGCATGGCTTTAATCATAGGTGGTTTTTGCTTGTTCCTATATTCAGAAATGAAGCTACGAGAAATAGATCGTAAAATGTTTTTGAATGAACAATTACACAAAGCATTTATGGAAGCCAAAAAAGAAAGTGAGGAGAAGCAATTAAAATTATTCTAACTTAACTTGTGGCGTGTGATTAACACACACGCCACACTAGAAAAAAATAGAGAAGAGCATGTGGGCGGGGCCCACCCTAAAAAAAGAAAAAAATGTGTTGCATAAAAGACACACTTTAAAAAAAATGTGGATAACTTTAATTTAGTGTTGGACATTATAGGATTGATATGCATAATGGATTTTATGTTGTTTACAGAAATTATGAAGATTGTTGATGTAAGTGCTTGCACAAAAAACTATACACAATCGATCTGCCGAATGACAGAGGTGTCCAGGGGATATCATAATTACCCCCTGGAGCCGTTTAACTTAACGAAAGGAATACAATGTCTTTATTAGTACACTACCAAAACCTAAAACACTTTGATGCAGATAAATGTCAGTGGTTAGGTGAAAAAGGTCAAAACGCAATTGACCAGAAAGATCAAGCGGATCATATCGGTTGGTTGATGATGGGTGTTGGAGTTTATGAAATCACTGAAAAAACTATAGATGAACTTATGTTCAG